AGCAGGGAATACTTTAGTGTACACGGATTCTACACAAGGGTGGCTGCTAAAGAATAAATAATCATGGCTACATATAAGGAGAAAGTTGGAACAGCGGTTGTCAACTACGCTGGAGATTACCCAGGAGCCGTGGACGGTGAGCTATGGTACGATAGCACTAACAAAAATTGGAAATATCAATATCTAAATGTAACTACATCTGGTTCATGGAGGACTGGTAACAGTTTGAATACTGCTAGATATGGTTTGGGAGGAGCTGGAATACAAACATCAGCTTTAGCTTTTGGAGGAAGGGATCCTCAGACTAACGTAACAGAATCTTATGATGGAACTAGTTGGACTGAAGTTAATGACTTAAATACTCCAAGAGCACATTTGGGTGGTTCTGGGGCAAGTAATACTTCTGCTTTAGCTTATGGAGGATTTAATATACCTGGTAATGTTGCATTAACCTCTACAGAATCTTGGAATGGTTCTAATTGGACTGCAGTGAATTCTTTAAATCAAAAAAGAAGATTTCCAGGAGCAAATGGAGCAGCGACTGCTGCACTATGTATTGGAGGAGATCAAGATCCTCCTAGAATAGCATTAGTGGAACAATGGAATGGGTCAAACTGGACAGAAGTTGGAGATTTAAATACTGTTAGATCACAACTTGCAAGTGCAGGAACATCAACAGCAGCACTTGCATTTGGTGGTGCTTCTCCTGGTGGAACAACAGGTGTAACAGAGTCATGGAATGGTAGTGCTTGGACTGAAACAACAGATTTAAATCAAGCTAGACAACAATTAGCTGGTGCCTCTTATGGAACATATACATCTACTTTAGCTTTTGCAGGAAATGCAGATACTTCAGCTGGACCTCCTTTTTCAGTAAACGCAGAATTATGGAATGGTACAAACTGGACTGAACAAAACAATATGGCAACTAACAGAGAATATTTAGCAGGAGCAGGCACAGCAACATCAGCATTAGCTTTTGGCGGAAGCCCAACAACAGGTGCAACAGAAGAATGGACAGGTGCAGGTGCCTTGGTTGGTGCTTGGTCTACAGGTGGAAATATGAATACTACTAGAGCTTCGATAGGAGGCGCTGGAACATCTTATACAGCTGCTTTAGCTTTTGGTGGTGAAGTGCCACCTAATACAGGAGCAACAGAATCTTACAACGGAACAAACTGGACAGAAGTTAATGATTTAAATAATGCTGTAGCAATTAATTCAGGAGCAGGTACAGCAACATCAGCTTTAAATTTTGGTGGAGAATTACCACCAGGTACTCTTACAAATAAAACAGAAAGTTGGAATGGAACTAACTGGACTGAAGTTAATGCTATGAGCACTTCAAGAAGAGACCCTAACCCAGCAGGTGCTGATAATACATCAGCGTTGGCTACTGCAGGTAGAACTCCTCCTTCTGCGGCTACTGCTAATTGTGAACAATGGAATGGAACTAACTGGACTGAAGTTAATAATATTAATAGTGCAAGATATGGTGGAGGCGGTAATGGAACTGTAACCTCTGCATTAATATATGGTGGTTATACTGCACCAGATCCAAGACAAGCTTTAACAGAACTTTGGAATGGAACAAACTGGACAGAAGTAAATGATTTAAATAATGGAGTCTCAAGTAATAAAGGTGCAGGTACAGATAGCACAGCTGCATTGAGTATTGGTGGATATATAACTGCTAGTGTGGCTCAAACAGAAGATTGGAATGGTGCTAGTTGGGCTACAACATCATCATTAAATACAGCTAGATATGGTTCTGCGGCTAGTGGAACAACTAGTTCAGCATTTTACGCTGGAGGAAATATTCCTCCAAAAACAGCAGCAACAGAAGAGTGGAATGTTCCATCAAATGTGGTAAAAACTTTAACAGATTAATAAAAGGAGAAAACTATGGCAAAAACATATCAATACTGTGTAGCAGAAAACTGGGGAAAGGGTTTCATCGATCACGTTGAATCTCAAAGAATCACGTTTGTAGGCTATCCTGGTAATGTTTGGCAAGTTCCTGCATACAACAAACACGGTAATCTTTGGATTGCTAAAGTTGCAGGTGTTGTTAAAACTAAGGATGAAGCACAGGCGATTGTTGATGCAGAGGTTCAAGCAGCACAAGCTACTTGGGATGCTCAAACGGATGAGGAAAAAGCTGATCCTATGAACACAAGACCTGCTGACATAACATTGGAGGAGTAAAAATTTAAATGGCTGAGTATAAAGAAATACATGGCACAAAGATTCGGAACTATACGACTAATCCCGATAATCCGATTACGGGAGAGGTGTGGTATAATGCGACTGATAATGTATTAAAGTTTGAACAACCTAATACAACATCAGCTGGTTCATGGGCAACTGGCGGAAATTTAAATTCAAATAGAACTGATATGGCTACTAGTGTAGCATCTTCACCAACAAGTGCTTTAGTAGCAGGTGGTGGTTCACCAGGAAGAGAAACAGAAAAATACAACGGTACTTCTTGGACTGAAGTAAATGATTTAAATACTGGTAGATTTTCTTTAAGGGGTGCAGGAGATAGTAATACAGCAGCTTTAGCTTTTGGAGGATATGGACTTCCTCCTACTGGAAATACGGTTACTGGAGCTACTGAATTATGGGGTGGAACAAATTGGACTGAAGTAAACGATTTAAATACTGCAAGACAAGCAGGAGGAAATTCTGGAACATCAACATCTGCATTATTTTTTGGAGGTGCTACGGATACAGCAACAGTAGGAAATACTGAAAGTTGGAATGGAACAAACTGGACCGAAGTTAACGATATTAATACTGCAAGAAATGGTGCAAGAGGTTTAGGTTTGACAAACACAGCAGCTTTAATGAATGGAAGTGGTGCTATTCCCACTGGTGGTTTAACTGAACAATGGAATGGAACTAATTGGACTGAAGTTGCAGACCTTAATCTACAAAGAAGAAATCAATCTGGTGCAGGAAGTTATACAAGTGCATTAGTTTTTGGAGGAGAAACTCCTTCAGCAGTTGACGTAGGTAACACAGAACTTTGGAATGGTTCATCTTGGACAGAAACAACTGATTTAAATACAGTATCAAGAAATGCTGGTGGTACTGGAACATCGTCTGGCACAGGAACAAGTAGTCCTTCTGCAATGAGTATTGGTGGAAACCCTACACCTACTTCTGGAACAGAAGAATGGACAGGTGCAGGCGTACCAATTGGAGCTTGGGCTACAGGTGGTAATTTAAATACAGGTAGAGGATCTGGTCAAGGAGATGGAATACAAACAGCTGCCCTATTTGCAGGCGGTGGTATTGCTGGAAATCCCCCTCCACCAGCAGGACATGAACAAGATTTAACAGAGTTATACAATGGGTCTAATTGGACAGAAGTAAATGATATGAATACTGGTAGAGGTCGTATGGCTGGATCAACTGTTGGAAGTCAAACTGCTTCTTTAGTTGCTTTTGGAAATTTATACAATCCATCAGAACCTCAATCAGTTTTATCTGAGACTTGGAATGGCACAAACTGGACAGAAACTAATGATGGAAATACAGGTAGATCTTCACTGGGTGGTATAGGAACAAATACAGAGGCAATTGCTTTTGGAGGATATCGTCCTTCTCCAGCAGGTTTTTTAGATGATACTGAACATTGGAACGGAACAAACTGGACAGAAGTTAATGATATGAACACTGCAAGATCAGCTATGGGTACAGCAGGAACTTATACTGCAGGTATTATAGCAGGTGGTGAAACACCTGGAGGAGATGTAAAAAATACAGAATTATGGAATGGTACAAATTGGACTGAAGTTAATGATTTAAATTTACAAAAAAGAGAAATGGGTGGAGCAGGTGCAACTAATACTGCTGCTTTAGTTTTTGGGGGTGTAGATCCAAATCCAAATAATGTTACAGCAAAAACAGAAGAATGGAATGGAACAAACTGGGCAGAAACATCAGATTTAAGTACTGCAAGATATCAATTAAACAACAGTGGATTGGGAACCTCAACAGCTGCTGCAGCAGTTGCTGGAAAAGCAAGTTATGGCGGACCCACTGCTCAAAGTTCAGCAACCGAAGAATGGACTAAACCAAGTTTTACAACTAAAACAATAGACACAGATTAATTATGACGACATACAAAGAAATAAAAGGAACAAATATTGAGGTAGTATCATCAGACCCATCGAATCCTCTTGATGGACAAGTTTGGTATAACTCAACAGATAATGTTCTTAAAGGTAATGTAGGAACTCCAGTAGTAGCTTGGTCGACAGTTAATAGTTTGAATCAAGCAAGAACAAGTACGTCAGGGGCTGGTATAGCTACAGCTGCTATAGTAATGGGAGGGTATTCTTCAACTTACCTTGCAGATACAGAAGTATGGAATGGAGCAAATTGGACAGAAGTAAATAATTTAAACACTGCAAGATCTTCACAAGGATCAATGGGAACTTATACAGCTGCATTAGCGTTTGGTGGAAATAATGGATCAAATATGGGAAACACAGAAACTTGGAATGGAACTAATTGGACAGAAGTTAATAATTTGAATACTTCAAGAAGAACTAGTTCAGGAGCAGGAACTAATACAGCAGGTTTAGCTATAGGTGGGTTTTTACCACCTGGCACCAATATTGTAGAATCTTGGAATGGATCTAATTGGACGGAAATTTCAGATTTAAATACACCTAGATATGCTGCAGCTGCAGCAGGAATTCAAACAGCAGCTTTACTTATTGGTGGTGCAGGAGGAACACCTAAAACAGAATTATGGAATGGATCTAACTGGACAGAAGTGAATGATTTAAACACTGGAAGAGAGGCTTTAATGGGTAGTGGTGTTCAAACATCAGCATTAGCTTATGGTGGAGCAGCACCAACAGGTGTAACAGAACAATGGAATGGAACTAATTGGACAGAAGCAAACGATATGAATACTGGAAGATTAAGAGCTGGTTCTGCAGGAGCAACTAATACATCAGCACTAGCTTCTGGTGGTGTACCAGCACCTGGTTCACCCTCTAATGTAGCATTTGCAGAACAGTTTGCAGGGCTAACAACAAAAACATTTACAACTAGTTAAGACTTGTAATATATTTTAGTTAGTATATATAAGAGAGAAACATAAAGGATAAAGAAATGACAGATAAAAAAGACGTAAAAGATATTATACAAAAAGAGGAAACTCATTTAAATAATTTATTAGAACAACAAGACCTTACCGACTTTAAAGGTATGGTAGACGAGCTTCGTGATACATGGACCAAGAAACAAATGTTTCGAACAGAAACAGAAGCAAGGTTTTCTGTATTACAAGACAATAGATATCCAACTAAAGCTGCAAAATATTGGCAGTGTGTAAGAGAACAATCATCCTACTTAGATAACCTAATGACTTTATCATTTGATTATAGAAGAAACGAAGCAAAGATAACTTGGTTAGAAAAGAAAATAGATAAAGAAGAAGATGATTATAAAAGAACTAAATATCAAATAGATTTAGACGAAGCTAGATTTGGTAAAGCGTCTATGGAAAAAGTTGCAAAACATAGAATGAGAGAAATTAAAATGTGGTCTAAGTTAAAAGGTGAGTTTAATGATGGATCATTTAATGACAAAGATGTTAACCAACATCAACTTGAATCATATGGATTACAGTATCACGAGAAAGCAAAAACACTAAACGCTAACTCATCAGAGTCTGAAATATTTAATGTAATGGGACAACTACAATCTTTACAAAGAATTAAAAAGTCTGGTGAATTAGAACAAAGTTATGAAAAGAAAGAACAAATAACCCAACATGGAAAACCCAAAGTTTGATTTTGTATTTTTAGGTCAATCTATTTTAAAGTATCAGGTTCCATTAGATATATTTAACTCTATTAACTATATTTATGAATCTAACTTTCACAATCTAGAACCTGCAAATAAACAGTTAGTAGGTAAGATAGAGAATGAACATTCTTTATTTTATAATGGTCAAGATCAATCTAAGATGAAAAACCACAATATGTTACCAAGAGATGTAACAAATTATTTTATGGAAATGTTTAGGCATTATCTAGCGTTTAACAAGATAAGAGATTATGACACTCATTTAAATTCTATTTGGGTTAATGAAATGAAACAACACGAATATAACCCAGCACATATTCATAGAGGTATGTTGTTTACTGGTTTATCTTCTGTGATGATTTTAAAACTACCATCTACTTATGGTAAAGAATATTCAGCAGGGCACATACAACAGAATGGTAGACTACAAATATTAGGAGCAGCCAATGGTCAGTTTGCTAAAATAGATTACCAACCACCGATGGACCTTAGAGATTTTTATATATTTCCTTATGATATGAGACACTGTGTATATCCGTTTAATGGAACTAATGAGACTAGAAGAACTCTTGCTGCAAACTGTGACGTACAATTTGATCCAATAAAAAATAGAGGTGCTACATAATGGATAAACAATATTACATAGATAATCACATAGGGTTATTTAAAAACTTTATGCCAAATCAATTAATAGACGATTACATAAATTATTTTGATAAGTGTAAAGAACAAGATGCAGTGTATACAAGAAAAGTAGATGAAACTTTAGTATCTGATAGTTCAATTGATACTATAAAAGATATGAACGTTTGTTTAACTTATGTTAACAAACCTTTTATAAATATGTTTTTTAAAGAAGTATATCCTTTATATGTTCAAAAATATTCTTTTTTAAAAAAATTAGCTGCGCACACTATTCTAGAAATAAAAATACAAAAAACTAAAGTAGGTGAAGGTTATCATACGTGGCATTGTGAAAACGCTGAGATGAAAGCAAGAAATAGAATATT